CAGGAAGCGCCGGCGAATCCATTGGCCGGAACGTGGGAAGGGGCGCGGCCATGAGTCAATTATCTTTCATGGAAATCCCGGAAGCGCAAAACCCAGTTTTCATAAAGCCCTACAAGACTTTTGCGGTTGCACGAAAAAACTACGGCGGGACACGCCGAACGTTAAGCCTGCGGAGTTTGAGTCAGACTCCAATGGGCCAATCCCAAAGGAGCATCGAACGATGAAACAGGAACCTGGAAGGCAACAACCAGGAATCTCCGGCCTTCAGGCCGGAGAGGATGTCAAGGGCGAGAAGTTTTGTTCGGGCTGCCGGCGCTATCGACCGGCGGAGCAAATCGCCTCGACCCGTGTAGTTATCCACCGGACCGGAAAGGCGACGCGCTACCTCTGCGTGACTTGCACGGAGACGATTCGGGCGCGGACCGAGAAGAAGGCGGTGGCATGAGTGAGTTATCCCCTGGCTATTACGCCGCCATGCCCCAACAACCGATTGACGTGATCCGGGCCAATCTATCACCGGAACAGTTGACCGGATTCTATTTAGGCAACGCCATAAAGTATTTGCTGCGGTTCAATGTCAACCCGAGCGCGCCCGGCGCGTCGGGAAAGGGCGGATTAACGGACCTGAAAAAAGCAGCTACCTATATCGAGTGGGCGATTGCTCTGGAGGAATCCTCGTGACCAAGCCGCGTCCGTTCAGGTTGAAAGCGCCCCACGTTTTAGAGCGGGTTGAACAAGAGGCGCTTTTTCAGTGGGCGGCGGCAATGGAGAGAAAAGAGCCGCGACTACGGCTATTGAATGCCTCGTTGAATGGGGTGCGATTGTCGCCGCACCAGGCGGTTATGGCGAAGAAAGGCGGGATGAAGAAAGGCTACCCCGATGTGTTCCTGCCGGTTGAGGTGGACGGCTGCAACGGGCTGTTCATCGAAATGAAGCGCCGGGACGGCATTCCTTCGAACGTAACAAAAGAACAACGGGAATGGCTCAGGGATTTGGAAACGCAGGGTTATCAGGCGCTGGTGTGCTTTGGATGGGAAGAAGCAGTACAGGTTATTGAAAGGTATTTGGGGATGGATGAGGCAACAAAAACCCCGCTGGTGCGGGGCATTGCGCCGGTAGCAGCCGGCTGATCACTGATGACAACCGAGAGAAACATCAATGACTGGTGAAAGTGTAGCAGAAATCAAATTCATCCCGGCAACATCGATTGTTAGCCGGGTTGTGGCGCGTTCGGTTAAAGCGGATGGCGTGGATCGGTTACGCGGAAAGATTGAGCGGTTAGGTTTTCAAACCGATAAGCCGTTGCGCGTTTATAGAGTTGATGGTGGGTATCGGTTAATTGACGGGAATCATCGCTTGGAGGCCGCAATCAAGTTGTCGCTGGCAACCCTTCCGGCCTTGATTGTCGATCCGCCCGCTGATGAATTGGCCGAAATTCAGCAAGCCCGCGAAAGCAATGAAGCGTCTGAGACGGTGGTTAAAACCACCTTCATCGATGACGCGGAATTGGTCTGGAAACTCACCGAATCCTTTACCCAGGAGCAAGCCGCGAAGGCGATGGGCGGATGGAGTCGTGGCGCTGTATCAAATTACGCCGCACTCAAGTCGATAGACGAAGAAGCATGGGATATTGTTGCCACAAGTTTTTCAACCATTGTGGCAAATGAGGATGATGATGGTGTGGCAAACAATGCCACAACTGTGGCAAACACTATCTTCACTGAAGGCTTACTCCGCAACATCCTAGACCTTGATGCATGCCAGCAAGTTGAGTTGTGCGGGTATCTGGCGAAGGGCAAGGATAAGAAGGGCCATACCTACAACAAGGCCAAATTTAAGCAGGACGCAGTTTGGTATCGGGCTTTTAATGTCCTGTGGGATTTAGCGGACAAAATGCTATCCGCCGCGATTCCTGAACCTGCCTGTAGTGAGTATCTGGCGAAAGCACAGGGTGAGCTTAAAGACAATTCAGAATACACCGATGAATGGCTGAAAAACAAAGCGCCAGGCGATAAGTTTAACAAGCTGATTCAGGCGCAGATTGATGACTGGCAGCAAAAGAACAACGTAAAAATCATCGTCAAGGACATCCGGTTGTTGACGGCTGATGATATTGCCAGCGAGTCAGTTGATTGCATTATTACCGATCCACCCTATCCGAAAGACTACATTGATCTGTTTGATGATTTGGGCGCATTGGCGGCGCGGGTCTTGAAGCCGGGCGGGTCACTGGTGGTAATGACCGGACAGCTTTATTTGCCGCGCTACCTTAAATTGCTCTCTAAGCACCTGACCTATCATTGGCTGCTGGCCTATACCACGCCGGGCGGGCAAGCGGTTCAGGTTTGGAATCAGGAGGTTAATACATTTTGGAAACCGCTGTTGTGGTTCGTCAAGGATCAGCGGGATGCGCGTTGGGTATCGGACGTTATCAATACGCCAGTGAATGCCAATGACAAACAGCATCATCATTGGGGGCAGTCTGAGTTTGGTATGTCTGCGATTGTGGATAAATTCACCAATCCAGGCGACGTTGTGTTAGACCCGTTTCTTGGTGGTGGGACTACCGGACTGGTTTGCAAGGAAAGCGGGCGGAAGTTTATCGGCGTTGAGATTGATGAGAACGAAGCCAAAAAAGCGATTGCGCGGATTCATGGAGGAAAAGGCTAATGGAAATCTCCATGAAAGACCTGTTTCCGGTATGTGTCCGGGTTTTGGATAAAGAAAAAACGCCTATCCATTATCTAAAATTAACCTCTTTGGCGTTAGAGCGTGAAATGGATGTTTTTTTACCAAAGCCGGATTTTATGAAGAACGCGGAAAACGTGAGAGAAAAGCTACTTTGTGCTGAACAGCGTGGCACATTCTATACTGGTTCGCCGTTATGTATGGGCGCATTGCGCCACTGGTTCAAAACGGACCAATTACAGTTTACGACTGATTGGATAACGATCCAAGGTAGCGCCCAGGCTGGCGCTTCTGGCGCGTTTGAATCTTTAATGCGGTCGAAATATATGGTTATCAATAATCCATCGTTACGAAACACTGAACTCCTTAATAGGGCCAGATCGTCAGGGTTGGTGCTTGAGAACCATGTTTCAGAGTGGTTTAAGGAAAAATATCCAACACTCTACCAGCAACCCGATAATTATGGCGCATGGGATCGCCCATGCAATCACGATTTCAAGTTGTTAATTGGTGGCCGTCCATTGCTGGTTGATGTTGCTGGCCCTGACTGGCATGGACAGTACGGTAAAAGAGGCAGGAAACCAAAAACAGAAGTTCATTTGCTGTGCAGGATTGCAGGGAAAGATTGTGTTTTTGAGGTGGTTGTAAACGGGAATGATTTTACTGAGAGCATGGTTCCTATGACTGCATTCAGCCCAACCGCTTTTTTGGTATGGCTGAACTGTCATAGTCAAGGGATTGATTACAGTGCGGTTGCGTCAAGCGTCAATAATCATTATGGGCGGAAAGTCGCATGAAAACCCCATCCCTCTTCCGCCGCGCCTTTGCGGCAGCCAAGCGCATCCCCAACGCGCCCGACAAGGACCGCGCCAAACGGATCAGTATCTGGGCGGATTTTGTGAAGGCGGCGATCCGGGATGAGGATGAAAGCGGGCAAAAGGGGTTGAAAAAATGACCGCCGGGGCGTATGGTTGCGGCGTCCTTGCAACAGCAGGGACCGGGGTTGACAGCCCGATGCACGTTAGGCGCGTAGCGCCATACCGGTGCTTTTTTTATGCCCGGTTGAATCATCCCAATGACGGGCTACGTGGGGAAGCCTTCGGGCTTGCCGGCGTCCTAACTGGCCGGTCTGTCAACCTCACGTACCCCGTCGCTCCCTGCTTGACAGCAGTAGGCGGCGGTTTCCAAAATCAGTTAGGAGCCGCACCATGAATACCCCCGCCCAAGTTGCGCCCGCGCTCTCCCTGCGCCCGTATCAGATTGACGCCATCGCAGAAACCCGCCGCCGTATGGCGCGAGTGCGGTCAGTGCTGATTAACGCCCCAACCGGAGCCGGAAAAACCATTCTGGGCTGCCAGATCATTAGGTTGGCCGTTGAAAAGCAGCGCCGGGTGCTGTTCCTGGCGCATCGCCGGGAGCTGATCGATCAGTGCGCGGCCAAGTTGGATGAGGCCGGGGTACCGCATCATGGCGTGATTCTGGCTGGGCACAGCAAGTCCCGCGCTCCTCATGCGCCGGTGCAGGTCGCCAGTATACAGACGTTGATCCGCCGTGAGTTGCCGCCCGCAGACCTGGTGATGATTGATGAGTGCATCACAGGAGATTCTTTAATTTTGACCGATAAAGGCGCGATACCAATCAAAGATATAAGGATAGGTATTCGTGCGATGAGCTATAATAATGGCAATGTGATCTATTCAGAAATCACAGATGTCTGGATGAGCGGCGAAAAGGATGTGCTAGAGATCGCGGTCGAAACGGGTGAAACGATACGATGCACGGAAAACCATTTATTGATGACCAAGGAAGGATGGACGAAAGCGAAGGACATAATGCCGTCAAGCCAGTTGTTACTTGCAAATGCGGGTGCGGAACCATTCTGCAAAAAAACAAGTGGGGACGGCAGCAGGTTTTCGTTCCAGGTCACCAAAGAAAGTCCGGCGCAAGAACAAGAGATCAATGGGCAGTGGTTTTCGATGAAGTCAAAGCTGGCGCTCCTCTTTGCGGGTGCGGGTGCGGGGAAAAAACGCGCCCGAAATCCTGCAATACGCTTGACCAGTTCATCAGACACAAAGGAAGCCGCGCTTACTACAAATACGTGCAAGGGCATGGCAGCAGGTCTCTATCGTGGCACACCAAGATTGACGATACAGAGCGCAAAGCAATTCTTGGAACACTTCTTGGAGACTCAAGCATCCTTTATCCGCACAAAACAAGCGGAGCGCCTCGCGTCTGTTTTAACCACGGCGGTCCCCAAGCCGCATGGGCAGAGCACAAAGCAGACTTCCTTAAAAGACTGGGCGGGAAATCCACAAGAAGGGAAAACAAAGGATTTGGGGCAATTACTATCGCAGGAGCGACAAGGTGTATTCCTGATCTTGCGGAGATTTATCAGTTATGCGTCAAGGATGGCAAGAAAACTGTTAGTAGAAAATGGCTTGAGCAGATTGGAGAAATCGGCTTGGCTTGGTGGTTCTGCGATGACGGTGCAAGCTGCGGGCGCGGCTTCTATCTGCATACTGAAGGATACTCATTGGCAGAGAACAAAATTATTTGCCAGTGGTTTAGGGATAGATATGGTGCGGCAAGTATCCGCACAGGAAAGCGCGGATATTTCTGGATCTATCTGTCTGCAAACACTCAACGAAAAATCCTGCCAATCATCGAGCAATATATCCCAGAGTGTATGCAATACAAGCTGGCATCAAGTCGCGCATGTGCGGCGTCTACCACAAAAAGAATCCGTTTATGACATAACGGTTGCAGAGACACATTGTTTCTTTGCAAACGGAATCCTAACACATAACTGTCACCGGGCAATGGCGAAAAGCTACCTGAACCTGCTAGCCAATTATCCCGCCGCCAAAATCATCGGCTTGACCGCCACCCCGGAACGCCTCGACGGCAAGGGGCTGGCCGATCTGTTTGAGGACATGGTGGTGGTTTCCACCATTCCTGAACTCATTGCCGAGGGCTATCTCATTGCCCCGGAGTGCTACGGTGCCCCCAGCGGGGGCCCGGATTTGAGCCGGGTCAAAAAGAGCGGCGGCGACTACCACGAAGGCCAGTTACAGACCGCGATGGATACGGCGGAACTGACCGGCGAACTGCTCACCAACTGGCAACGGCTGGCAGCAAATCAGAAAACGATTGTCTTTGCATCCGGGATTGACCACAGCCAGCACATCGTCAGTCGGTTCCGGGATGCCGGGGTCAGCGCCGCTCATTTGGACGGCGCAACCCCGTTGCCGCTGCGTCAGCAGATTATCCGCGACTGGCAGTCCGGGGGAATTCAGGTCGTCTCCAACTGTGCGGTGCTGACCGAAGGCTTTGACTTCCCCAGACTGGAATGCTGCGTTCTGGCCCGGCCCACCCAGTCCGTCGCCATGTACCTGCAAATGGTCGGACGGGTGATGCGCCCGGCTCCAGGCAAAGCCGGAGCGATGGTGCTGGATCATGCCGGGTGCTTCAACGCTCACAACCTGCCCTTTGAGCATCGGG